TTGATGATTTCGGCACCCTTATTTTCAAGTGGAATGAAACGCAAATAACGGTCAATGAGATTTTAAAAGTTATCGGCGTAAATCCAATAATTGGACATAAATCTGGGCGCCTGAATAACACACATTGGATGTTGTTTGTTAAAGGAGCTAATTATATGGGGATGATACAAGATGAGTAAATACTTTAGTTATGACGCGATCGATGTGAATTTATATGTCCATGACACCGTAGAGGAGGCTAAACAATCCGCGTTAGATATTGCCGAGGATGGTTATTACCTTGGTCCTAATTGGGATGGTAGTTTTCCGGACGATCAACAAGATATGATTAAAAATATTTGTTATGGCGTAATTCTGGGCTGGGTCGATCTACCCTGTCGTCCTACATCCATTGAGGAGGATGGGGAAGAAGCAGCGGAGGAATTTAAGTATATAGTACAACCTCCGGTTATTGTTGAGTGTGAGCAAGGCAACGGCTGGATCAAGTGTAGTGACAGATTACCTCCTGTCAACGAGGACGGTGAGAGTTGCTCTGTTTTACTTTATGGTATGGATATACTTAGTGACTTTGGATCTCATCAGTTTATTGGGTACTTGATGGAGGGTAAGTTTTATTGCGATGCCGGGTACAGTCCGCACCAGTGTTATCACGTTACCCACTGGCAACCACTACCACCTCCACCAACAGAATAACCAACCACCGCAAAGATGATTAATTCAAGCCGTCCGAAAGGGCGGTTTTTTATTGGAGTAAATATGGAAATTAATGTTTATACAGACTTCCTTTCTGTTGAGGAAATTGAATTTCTCACTGGAAGAAAGCAGAAATCCATGATCATAAAACAGCTAAACATCATGGGAATTCCGTTCAAACAAAACGCCAACGGCTACCCTATTGTTCGTCGAGATTATGCAGAAATAAAAAGCAAAAAAACAAAGACCGAACTGTCAACCGATACCGGTTCAGATTGGTTCCCGAATGTGTTAAAAGCGTAAGGAATTTATCATGGGCAGACCGAGAAATAGAACCAACCAAGGATTGCCGCAAAATCTTATTTGTCGTATGCGTAAGCGCGTGAGTGGCAAGGTTGTAAAGTATTACTACTATGTAATGGCAGACGGCAAAGAAAAACCGCTTGGTATAGATAAAAATTTAGCAATCCTTGAAGCGGCTAAGCTAAACTGCAACAGAACGCTGTCACATAGTGCGAGACTAACCTTTGTTGAAGTGGCGATAAAATACAAAGCGGAAATTACTCCAAACAAAGCAAAACGCACGCAATACGCAGACGCAAGCTCAATAAAATACCTATCTCAATTCTTCGGTGATCCGCCTATCGAGTTAAACAAAATTCAGCCAAAGCATATAAAAATGTATCTCGACTGGAGAAAAGACGTACCAGCAAAAGCCAATAAGGAAATTGGATTATTTAACCATATTTGGAATACTGCGCGGGAATGGGGATACACATCACTGCCAAGTCCAGTATCAGGTGTAACAAAATTCAAAATGACAGCACGTGATGTTTATGTTGAAGACCACATATATGAAATCTTCTATGATTTGGCAAACCAAGACATAAAGGATTTAATGGATATTTCGTATATGACCGGGCAAAGACCAGTGGACGTCGTAGGAATTACGAAACATCAAATTCATGACGGGATATTACATATTCATCAGCAAAAAACGGGCAAGAAGCAGCGCTTTAAAATTATTGGCCAACTCGAAGAAATCATCGATCGCCGACTTGAGAACACAGAAAAGCCATTTCTCTTTCAGAATAAACGCGGTAATAAACTGGAAAGACAAGTTTTGTCCTATCGGTTTAAAGAATTGCGGGATCTTGCTTTGTCAAAATACCCGGAACTGGAAAGGGAAATCAAGGAAGTGCAATTTAGAGATTTGAGAGCTAAGAGTGCAACTGATTTGTACTTACTGAAAGGTACGGAAACCGCACAAACTCAACTTGGCCACACCGACGCAAAAATGACAAGACGTTACATCCGTAGAGATAAAATCATCATGCCGTTGAAGCGCTAA